CGATGGCTACACAGACTTTGCAAGTGAACCTAGCTTCCCTGTCGTGTGGTGTATTAGTAGCGAGATCGAAGCGCCTTATGGTGAAAACGTCCACTTCGAACTCGAGTCTTGATCGGGTCATAAGCGAACAGCAATTCAATGAAGCGAGAGCAAAGACTGCGGTGCTGTACAAGTTAACCAAGGTCATGCTCCGCTTGGGTTCGTTCGATCATCTCTTTAAGCTTCAAATGGCAGGCATGAATGTCATCCATACAGTAAGCGCTAAAGATATCAACTACTCCAACCCCACAGGGAAGGACGCAGAGAAAGTCGTTAAGCTAGGTCTGAACAATGCTTCAGCACCGAACCTTAGTGGCTACTACGAAGGACAGTGGGTGCATTACACACCAGAGATGCGACTGCAACTCTACAAAGACACAGTCCTGACAAATGGAATGTCTCTCGTTAGGCATTCAATTTATTATTAATCTTGGGGTTAGTCCCTATTGATTATCACGGATAATGACTTAAACTTACTAACTAAACGGAGCAACACCATGGCTTATGTAGCTATTAGCACATCACTTATGAACGAAGTCGAGAGCAAAATCAACCGCATGAAGGAGGCAGACGCAAACCTTATTCAGAAACCAATTGATGAGGTCACTTACCAAACATTACCCAACGATCTTGAACAATTACTGTGGGGTAGCCACTACCACCTGAAGGATGTAATTCCTGATGACTGGAAAGTCTACAACAAAGAATTTCGTGCTAACACAAGGTTCCTGCACGATGGTACCGAACTCAAATCCATGGTGGCTATCAAGACTGCCATGAATACTGCGGCACCACCCAAGACTTCAACCTATACAGCACACTTTGACATACCTGCTGACCACCCAATCATTGCAGAAGTTGTGCAACGTGACATTGCATACTACGAGAACAATAAGAAGTGGAAAGCTATTCGGTCTCAGATCAGAGACTTCTTGAACAACTGCAAATCACTTAACGAGGCAGTCAAGCTGTGGCCTGATGTACGCATCTATATCCCCAACTCATACATGGAGCGTATGTTGGCTAAGTCTGAGCGCACTGCTGAGAAGATCAGCAAGGCATCGGAATTCCTTAAACAAATTGACACAGACAATGCCGTAGCTGCGGCAGTCGGTGCACGTATGGCAGGAGCCAAACTATGACAGAGTACCAACTCATGCGCAAAGCAATCAACACATTTAAATCATATGAAGTAGAAAAACATGTTAAACGCTATTACCAACGTCAGTGGATTCTTTCGATCAAAACCCTCGGAGACAAGTGGCGCGGTCTCCCGCAAGTCAAGCGACTTGAACAGCCTTTCCAATATTGAACGACGCTTGGCGAGGATGGAGTCTCGTCTTGTCCAACTCATGATTCATTTAGAACTAGACCCGAAAAGGAAATCATATGAATAAACCACTAGCCAGTGAAACACAAATAGGAGGTGACCACTATCGAAGCAAAGATATTCAGCCGTGGACAGCCATGGAATCTTGGATGACAGCCGAAGAATTTGAAGGCTTCTTGCGTGGCAACGTCATCAAATACATCGCTAGATACAAAGATAAAGATGGGGTAAAGGATGTCCTCAAAGCTCGCCACTACCTTGAACGATTACTTGAACACTTGGATAGGAACTCGTAAGAAGATGTCAAACGAACAAATAAAATCCGCAACACTGAGACAGATGATGGACTCAGGGGCAATCAACTCCTCAATCCTAAATAGCCCAGCGGTTGCTAAGACCAACCCTAACCACATTGCCTATTACGGAGGGTCCATCATGGACTACATCACAGATACACCACTTAACATTCGAATCCATAGAGTCGCCAATGGGTTCCTAGTGCAATCAGCGACACGAGAAGGTGACAGAGCAACGACTCACATTGCAACCACCATCGAGCAAGTACACGAAATCATCACAACTGAATTGGTAACTAAAAAACTAGAAGGGAAATAACATGCCTGACTTACGGAGCGAACTCATGAAACTTAACGACCTTAAATTTGACGATGATGTAGCAGATGCACCGTCACCTATCACGACTGACAAAACCAACGTCAGTAAACAAATTTGGGATGCAATCAAAGCAACTCCCGACATCTCAAGCATTCAGGTAGCCAACGCGGTGAACAATGGTGACATGACTGGAATATCCACTCGCCTCAAGCAGATGCTAGACCGTGGAATACTTAGCCGTTCAAGAAGCGATAGCGGGATGTATGTGTATCAAGCAGTTGGAGATGCGTACCCGACATTCAACAGGCACGAAGCACTTGCCAAAGCACATGCCTCTCGGATGGAGAAGAAGGCCAAGCGCGATAAACAGCGTCAGTACAACGCCAAGTACAAAGCCAAGAAACAGATCACATTGTCAACTGCAGGGCCCCTGGCCATACCACCAACTTCACTGACAAGTTCTCCTAACGCTGAACAGCTTGTTAACTCAATGTCGATTGGCTTGGCCAAAGCTGTGTACCTTGAACTCAAGAAGGTGTTTGAAGCATGAGCTCGTTCTACTACTCACCCACTGTCCACTCTGTGACCGATGCATTTAGCAACTACTCAACCGGAGGTAATAAATACTTGGTCAATGAACAAAACCTTAATCAGTTCAAATCTGATACAGATAAAGCGTTCAAGGATGTGAGCGCGTCAACCATGAACTTGTCTGACAAGATATACAAACTCGAAGCAAGTGTGGCTGAAGTTCAAGCTCATAACCAGCAGTTGCTCAAGTCCTTAAATTGGATTGGCGCAAACTTTCCTGAAGCAATCGAAGCACTTATTAAAACTGCAAAGGTTGCACAGAAGTTCGATGAGGCTGACAACCAAATCGCTTGGGAAGAATCAGAAGGAGTACAGGCAGGACCATGAACTTATCACAAGAAAAGTTAGCCGATGGCATGGTCGGTGAACTCTTGGCGGTAATCGACAAGTACGAGGACTCAATGATCTTGCCAACCGTACTTGGCATTCTAGATATCGTGAAGGTTTACCTTATGCAAGAACACTTCGAGGACGATGAAGATGAAGATTGAAATTTACACAAAACATAACTGCCCCAACTGTGTGATGGCTAAGCAACTGCTTAATGCAAATAACTTGGACTACACTGAATTGGATGTTAGTGAACCTGACGTTATGCTGCAGCTGATCATGCGTTATCCTGATGTGCGTCAGATGCCACAGATATTCATTGATGACCAACGTGTTGGCGGACTTGCGGGGCTACAAGCCGCATTGGAACAGCTATGACATGGCCTTTTCCACCGTTTCCTAATCCGAAACACAAAGACCAACGCAAGCCTAAGTTCAACCCTGAGAACGAAGAAGACGCCCCTGTATGAAAAGTAACCACAACACCATCCGAAAAGTTTTGATAGAGCATCCGGATGGTTTGACATCACGACAAATTTCAGAGATGACTGGAATCAGTTATCGCTCAGTTAGGAAGTCACTTGAATCTGTATTTGGTGTCTATATTGATCGGTATATCACGGCAAGGTACAGGAATAACTTGACAGCGGTGTGGGTTGTTGTCGACGTACCTGATAACTGCCCCAAGCCCGACCACATTAGGAACAAAAAATGAAATACATTACACTGGATTTTGAGACCTACTACTCAAAAGAGTTTAGTCTGTCCAAGATGACAACCGAGGCGTACATACGTGACCCGCAGTTCGAGGTGATTGGCTTCTCGTACAAGATCAACACTGAGCCTGCCAAGTGGGTGACTGGTTCCAATGGCGAGATCGCTATGGCACTGGAAGAGTTGGACATTCCAAACAGCTACTTGATCTGTCACAACATGGCGTTCGATGGAGCCATCCTTGCTTGGCGTTACAACATCATGCCCAAGTACTATTTAGATACGCTGTCCATGGCGCGACCTATCACAGGCTTGACTGTCGGTGGTTCACTCAAGGCATTGGCTGACAAGTATGACATCGGGCAAAAAGGCACAGAGGTAGTAAATGCGCTTGGTAAAAGACGCAGTAATTTTACCCCTGAGGACCTTGCCAAGTACGGTGACTACTGCAACAACGATACAGAACTTACTTGGACTTTGTACAACATCCTGAAGAAAGACAACCCTCCCAAGGAACTGTATATACAAGACCTGATGATACGCATGTTCACTGACCCAGTGCTTGAGTTGGATAAGGATGTATTGATTGCTCACCTGAACAGTGTGCAAGACAAGAAAGCCAAACTGATGGAGCGTATTGACCTGTCGATTGGTAGAGATGCACTCATGTCCAACCCACAGTTTGCTGAAGTGCTGAAGAAGTTAGGCGTTGAGCCGCCAGTCAAGACAAGCCTGCGCACTAATAAAGAAGCGTATGCGTTCAGTAAGACTGACTACGAGTTCAAGGCACTGCTTGAGCATCCCAACACTGCAGTACAAGCTGTCGTTGCGGCACGACTTGGAATTAAATCCACACTGGAAGAAACGAGGACCGAATCGTTTTTGGGTATCGCTGATCGCGGGGCACTGCCAATCCTCTTGAACTACTGGGGTGCGCACACTGGTCGTGCATCGGGTGGTGACAAGATGAACTTGCAGAACCTGCCAAGGGGCGGTGCACTTAGACGTTCAATCACAGTACCTGAGAACCATGTACTTGTTGCAGTGGACTCAGCACAGATTGAAGCACGAGTTGTCGCGTGGCTGGCGGGCCAAGAAGACTTGCTTGTTGACTTCCGCAACAGCGTGGATATTTATTCCAAGTTTGCATCGATCGTGTATGGCAAGCCTGTCACCAAAGCAGACAAGGTTGAACGGTTTGTTGGTAAGACCTGCATCTTGGGCCTAGGCTACGGCATGGGACCTGATAAGTTCCAAGGTACATTGAAGATTGGTCAAGGTGGTATCTCAGTTGATATGGATGCAGGCGAAGCCAAGCAGACTGTGACGACATACCGAACCAAGTACGCCATGATTGCCGAGCTATGGAAGGATGCGCAGAAGGCACTGGACAAAATGGCACAGGGTTATGAGACAACATTCGGTGTTGGCATCGAGTTACGCTGTACACCTGAAGGCATCCACTTACCCAACAGCACAATGATTCGTTATCCTGAACTGAGTAAGTCCGGTGATGGATGCGAGTACAAAGGTCGCTATGGTCCTGTCAAGATATACGGTGGTAAGGTAGTTGAGAACGTAGTCCAAGCACTTGCCAGGATTGTTGTGTTCGATCAGATGGCGAAGATCGACATGGAGATGCGCAAGAACGACAACCCACTAGCCGACTGCCGATACAAAGTTGCTCTGACTGTGCACGATGAGGTGGTGTGTGTAGTTCCACGAAGTGCCGCACAGTGGGCGCTTGAGTTTATGACGACCACAATGTCAGTGCCTCCGAAGTGGTGTGCCAACTTGCCAGTGTCGTGTGAAGGAGACATTGGAAATAATTATGCAGATGCCAAATAAAACCCCTTGACATATGCTATGGATGCCCTAACATACACACCAATACCTGAGGTTTTTACCCCTCGGGCGGAACACCTATGAGCATACCCGCTTGGACATATAGTCAGCTTGAAAAGTTCGAGAACTGTCCTCGACAGTTTTACCACGTGCGTGTCAAACGAGACGTAGTAGAGCCTCCCACGGAAGCCACGCTGTGGGGTGGGCGGGTGCATGAAGCTATGGAATATCGTATCAAAGATGGTACGCCTTTGCCAGAGGGCATGACTCAGTGGGAAGGTTTGGCTACCAAGATATCCAACATGGCGGGTGAGAAGTTCTGTGAAGTTGAGATGGCACTGGATGAGAATTTCCAACCTGCCCCATGGGGTAACGCTTGGACTCGAGGTATCGCTGATTTACTTATCGTCAATGGTGACAAGGCAGTCAACCTTGATTACAAAACAGGCAAGCGCAAGTTGACTCATCAACTGATGCTGTATGCCGGATATACGTTTGCTATATACCCACAGGTCAATACTGTGGTGACTGGATTCGTGTGGATGCGTGACAAGAAGATCGACAAGGAAACGTTTACGCGCGACCAAGTGCCGATGATTTGGCAGACATTCATTCCGAAGGTGCGTAAGTTGGAATCAGCTTACGAGCGTGACGCTTGGCCCTGCCGACCCTCGGGTCTGTGTAAAGGATGGTGTCCAGTTAAAACGTGTGAGTTCTACAAGGATAAGCAATGACTCCTGAAGGTAAAGTTAAAGAAGCCGTAAAGAAAGAACTGAAGAAACGCAACATTTGGTTCTTTATGCCCATGCAAAACGGTATGGGTGTAGTAGGCATACCTGACTTTATCTGTTGCGATCG